AAGTCACCAGTGCCAAGCTGAAAAGCAACATTATCTGGGGCTTGTAAGTATTGGTTACTTCCATTGAACAAGCACGACCACCCACCCGGTGGGTTGTAAACTAATCCGCCAATGTATCTTGCGCTCATGCTACTTCAACCCACTGTTGGCTTGACTCTGACCATTCATAAAATTTACCGTCTGTTGGATATGCCACGGGCGCACCCCACAAGCAAGTATCTTCGTTTAGCAACCAAGACGCAAATGGTTTTGGTGGGATAAATGCGTCACGTTCTGCATCGTATGTAAATCCAACACCAGCATAGTTCTTGCGTAATGGACGGCCTTCTGGGTGTTGACCACCACGGGTGTTGTATGAAGTCTGCAACCAGCCTGTACCAAACAAACCAGAATCAATAACGTCCTGTTCCGCCACAATAACTTGAATGACTACGCCGTTTTCTACTTTTGCAAAATGACTCATGTTAAGCCTCAGAATGTGATTGAACCAGAAGAGGTGAATTTGTATATGGTATTGCCACCGCTGGTTGTGACTGTAGGTGATCCTGTAGTTGAACTCGCCGCAATTGCACTTTTAATGATAACAACACCAGAGCCACCAGCCGCTCCGCCACCACCACCGCCACCAGTATTTACCCCGCCAGCAGTAGCTGGCGTTATGAGTGTACCGCTTGTATTTGTGTATTCACCTCTACCGCCACCGCCTGCGCCCCCGGTTCCAGCAAGATCAACTGGATAGTAGCCTAGCACACCGCCACCACCACCGGCATAAGTAACTGAAGATCCTGTAATTGAAGATGCCGTACCATTACCACCGTTACCGCCATTAGTGTTTGTTACAGCGGTTCCACCAACTGCGCTAGCTCCGCCACCGCCGCCACCAGCATAAAACTGCGAACTGCCATTAGCTTTACAGCCATTGCCACCATTACTGCCCTGACTAGGTGAGGTAGAAGGCGTGTTTCCCGCTCCACCAACACCTATGCCGCCGTAGGGTTCAGTATGACCGCCACCGCCGCCAGAGCCACCAGCGGCACCAGCCTGTCCCGGAACTCCATAAGTGCCACCATAACCGCCGCCAGCAGAAGTAATTGTAGAAAAAACAGAATTACTTCCGTTTGATGAAGTGGTTCCGCCAGCACCAACCGTTACGGTATATGTTGTACCAGCAGTTATAGAAAACCCAGTGGCTGTTCTAAAGCCACCTGCACCGCCCCCGCCACCACCACCGCCAGCACCGCCACCAACAACCAAATACTCAACGGTCGGAAGAGGTTGAGAAGGCCAAGCGCCTGCGCCTTTTGCCTGCATTTGCTGTGTGACCGTCCATACACCGACAGCCGCAGAGCTAGTCGTTGTAATAGCACTGGCAGTGATGAAACCGCCTTTATAGCGGTTGGACATTAGCTCATTTCCTCGTAGGAAACACTGTATGTAATGCCGTTGGCTGTGCCTGAAGTCACGCTAATACAGGTGCCTTCTTGCAGGTAAATAGAAGTTGTCTTGTCCACAACGATCAGCGAAGCCGTAGCTGGAACCGCAACAGCAGAGATGATTGGATAAGCCGTACCACCTGATGGCGCAGAACCTTGAGCCACTGCGCCGTTGGTATAGATTGAAACTGTTGCATTGACTGCCGCAGAACCGTTGACGTTAGCCGCGACAATCTGATTGATCTTCAGCACCTTGCCGGATGATGCGGCGTTAGTTACCAACACCACTGCGGTCGTACCAGAGGGGGTGAAGTAAGTTGTTGTGCCGTATGCCGTGGTTGCGGCCAGAATATTTGGATTTGCCATTTCGTTTCCTTATAGGCCGAAGATCATTGAAATAACGGTAGCTCTTGCTTGCGACACGCCAGAAGAAGGTGTAGACCAGACAATGGATGAACCATTCCACGAAAGTACGTCACCGCCAGTAGTGGGGGCCGCCACAAAACCCGTGGTGTCTAAAGCTGTCTGATATGCAATTCTATTAGCCGCGCCGCCTGCCAAGTTTGTAGAAGTCGTAGCCGTAGTCGCTGAACCCACCGACAAACTGCTTTGCGCCGCATACGCTGGTACAGAAGAGCCTGCAACCAATACATATCCGTTTGTGCCTAGCGTCAGTTTAGACAGCACACCAGAAGCAGACGCATACAAGATGTCGCCTGTAGTGTACGAGCCGATGTTTGTGCCGCCTTGGGCTACCGCCAACGTGCCGGAAGAAACCTGCGATGCGGCGATGTTGATTGTGACGTTACCCGCAGATACCAACTGACCTTGAGCATTGACTTCAAAGTTGCCAACCTGAGTGCTACTACCGTATGCACCTGCTGTTACTGCGGTGTTGGCGATATTGAATGTCGTGGCTGGAGAAAGCGTAAGACCTGTGCCAGCACTGTAGACCTGTGCAGAAGAAATCTGGGCAAACGTGATGGCCGTTGTGCCAAAGGTAATGGTTCCGGTGGTTGTACAGACGTATGTCTCACCAGCGCCCGTGTTGCCGTTGGTAACGAAAAACGCATCGTTGTAGCCCAAAGCATTTGGGTCACGAACTCCGTAAGTATTTGCATCTGCTGCGCGAGTCAGCACCCAGTTTGTGGATCCCGTGCCTACTGTTGTGACCGTGTAAACACCGTTCTCAAACTGATTGGTCTGGTTGTAAATCAACACACGCTTGCCGACGGTCATCAAGATGCCGTCAATGGTCAGAGCAGCCTGTGTACCTGCGTTGGTTAGAGTAGCACCAACACCCGCTGTGCCGTTGTTGTACGTGGCGTTTAAGTTACCGGTAGAGTTGGGGGACTCTACAAATACAGGCTCATGGTACGAGATACCCTGAGTGACCAAGCCATCTACGTACTGCTTATTAGCAATGTCAGTGTTGCTTGCAGGGGTTGTAGAAACTGTACCGGTAGTCAGAGCCGCAGATGTAGCTGTAATTGCACCAAAAGACTGTTGCACAACAACGTTTGAAGCGTCTTCGTAGACCGACTTCTCGGATGGGTACGTTACAAATACATCCTTGGAGTTGGACGAGAATGTAACCAAAGAACCACTGTTGCTAGAAGACAGCACAGTGTCACGGGACAGCGTAGTACCAGAAGATGTGTATGTACCGATACCTACTTCCCATGTGCCCGCTGTGGAATCGACGATGGCGTAGTAAGTGGTGTTGCCGTTACCAACAGCCGCAAAAGACTGAAAGCCTGCAGCTGCGCCAGCCAATGTCAATGTGCCCGTACCGGCGGTGGTAGACGTTTCTTTTACACGGTCTTTTAGAACGAGAGCCATTTGTATTCCTTACGTTGGGATGTTCACCCAGCCGGGGGTTTGCGCATCGTTGATATTTTGCCAGTTTGCGTTCTGCGTGTCATCCACTACCACCCAGACAAGCGTATTACCAACATATACATAAAGCTGAATTCCAGTCACGGAAGCTACAATCGTGGCAACAACTGAAGGGGTGTCTGAAATTGTGGCGGTGTCGGCAATCCCAACGCTGTATGTTAACGCTGCAGCAAAAGTATCTGAGCCTGTGGCAGTGTCAGCAATATAAACAAGATATGTTGCCGCAGCATTGACGGAATCGGAAAGTGTTGCAGTATCCGCTAATATGCCACCTAGTGAAATTGAACCTTCTGCTATGGTAGAGATTGTTGCCGTATCTGCAATAGCCACAGGCATGGCCGACTCGCCAAGAGAGGCGAATGGTGCTTGGGCAAATGCGGCATATCCAAACACAGCCTACCTTTAAGAAGCTGTCAGGGAAAATGTGTAGGTGACTGCCAAAGAGTCGCCAGTTGTCACAGACTTATCGCCACCGGTGAAGTCGCCTTCAGCAAACAAAACACCGGACGTACCGCTAGAAGCATTGGTTACAAACGCACCGGCAATAGTTGCCGATCCGGTCATGGTAAATGACGTTGCGCCTGTACCAATAGTCACAGAAGGCGTAGCGGTCGTAGGTGTGCCAAAGCCAATAGATTTACGGCCACCAGAGTAGTCGGTGTTTTCAGTCCAACCAGCGTGGCTTGCTAATGTGTCACCTGCGGCGTAAGCAGTGCCAGAGCCGGGGCCAGTAATCAAACCAAAGTACAACGCAGTGGTATAACCAGAAGCCGTAAAGAAGCTGGCGCTCATGTACTGCAAGCCTTGGCTAGGAACCAAGTTGTGGAATGTGTCTTCCCACTTGAAGTTGCCGTCAGCATCGTGGCAAGTAACGGTAAACACACCGCCAGCTTGCAGGGCATCATTTTCTTTTCCGGTTGTTGTCAGACTTGCGTCAAACTTGTCCGAGGCTTTGCCAAAATCAATACTCATGATGTGTCCTTATGAGATACGCACGATGGCGTTGTTTGCATCGGGCGTTGGGAATGCAATTTGGAATGTGTCGTTGGACACGGTCTTGTCTGAACCAAAGTCCAGCACGGCAACGGATTTGTTACCCTGAGACGAGTTATAAATCAACGCGCCACGGCAAGTAAACGAAGCGTTAGTCCAAGTAGTGTTAGCAAACGAAACGTACGCTGTCGGCACGCCAATGGAGTTGTTGCCGGATGTTGGAGACACACTAATGGTCAGTGTGTTGCCGCCTGCCGTGTAGCCTGTACCAACCACTTCGTTGGTTGTTGAATACACTGTAGTGGTAGGGCCGATATTAGCCGCCGCTGTGAACAGCGCCACTTTGAAAGTGTTGGGAGATGTGGGGCCAAAGTTGTGAACCGCCTGAAGCAGCTCAACTTTGAACGACGTGGTTGCTGTTTGTGCGATCGCCATGTTATGTTACTTTCTGACGGAACTGACCAGAGCGGTAGGCATCCTGACGCTCCATACCATCGCCCAGACGTTTTGCAAGTGCAAGCGCTTCCATGAACTTTTGGTTGTAAAGCTGCATCATGTCCTGCTCACCCTTCATGTAGGTGTAAGCCTCAACCAACGAGCCGTACAACAGCACAGAGTCAAAGTTGTCGCCAAGCCACGTAGTGGAAGCCGTTACGATCGACTCAGGGTAGTAATAGAAATGCAACTCAACTGTGTAGTTGGCATCGGGCTTTGGGCCAAGAATGAAAGACAACTCATTGGGCGCGTTGGTCTGCGCACCAAACAACGCATAGTATCGGGGTAAACCCGTATCACTTGCGCTGGGGTAAGCCTGACGAATGAAGTTAACGTCCTTGTTCAGCAAGTACTCGTAGTTGCCATCGGCATCAATCACAGCCAAAGAGTACGTGGCCAAGTAATCGTTTGGCGCAGACAAGTAAGGTGTCGTGGAAGACACTGTGCCCGTCATGTTCTTGCGAAGCGATGGGAACTGGACGTTGTTGTAAATACGCTGCTCAGCCTGTTGCACAAAGACAGGAATCTCCGCCACGAAATTATCTTCCGTGTTCTCCGTGTACGCCTGAATAGCGCTGCTGAGCTGCGTGTAGTTCATATTTAAGCCATCGGGCCGCGTGCCATGACACCTTTAGTCGCAGCACCTGTGCCGCGAATCTTGATGCCAGAAGTCTTGACGCCGTCGTAAGGGTTGCTGCGCTCGTTGGCAACACCCATGTTTGCCTTCAGCGCTTCCTTAACGGGCATCTGGCCAACAGTTACGTTGGCAACTTTTTTGGGTTGCTTGTATGTAGCCATCTTAGCCTCCGCGACCAGAAGAACGCTGGTTCATGATCTTGGCCATATTGCGGCCATACTTGAGCATGTCGCCGTTGGTTTTACCGCCAGCTTTCAGCTTTGTCAAAGGCTGGCCGGGATGCTTGGCCTTCTCGTGTTTTGCCACAGCAGACTTAATCATCTTCTTGTCTTGGGCTAAATCTTTCTTGTCCATATTAGGCTCCTATCGTTACCGTTACTGTACCAACTTCTGCGTATAAAACCAAGTAGTTTGGTGTTAATACAGAATCAAAACCTCTTGCGCCACCAACAGGGTTCCACCCCCATTGATAAACCCTGCTACCGCCGGACGGGAATCCGACAGCATCCACTGACGTACTGCCAGTATTTGAAATCTGCAAACCAGTCGTACCGCCTTGGTAGTACGTCGTATCCGGACGCGGATCGCGCAAGCCTTGTGGGTCATCAACTGGGTACATACCCAACTGCAACTGCGGCTGATCTGGATCCCAACATGTCCTACAAACCAAGAGATTGTAGTTCTTGGTTTTGATAATTTCTTTGCGTAGCTCCGTCAGCTTGAACTGAAAGCCACAGCGATCACACTCCGAGATCGCATTCTTACCCGACGCAAATCTATTGCCCATTTACGTACCGCCCCCAATGAACATCTGACGAGGCACAAACCGCACTGCCGCTTTCTCTTGGTCTTCACCTGCGGCGCGATCCCAAGCCTCGTCATACTGCTGTTTCAGAACGTCCAAACGCTGCAAGCCTTCTGGAACTTTGAGTGCAATGTAGTAAGCCAGACCAGCGGCCAAGCAAGGAATAAATCTGAACGGCACATCCATGGTCTTTGTGCCACCACCAGCGTCTTGAATGCGGCGCATGCGCCAGTACACAAACTGATATGTTTGGCCGGGGTTCGGTGTTGGCCACACAGTGATGCTATTCTTCTGAACCAGACTCATGGCCGCGCCAGTGGCATGTGAGGCGGCGGTTGTGCCGTCCTGTCCGCGTGTGCAGTTGTACAAGTATGCAGGTTCGGTGTCGGTTGCGGGGCTGGTCTCGTTGTACCCAATTAGCTCAGAGCCAATCTGAATAAACCCAGCGGTGGGGATGCCGACCAAAGATGTTACTGGAATAGTTGTAGCGTACTGCGTAATGGCGGCCTGCACAGTTCCTGTCAGCGCGTTAGAACCGCCTGTCAAACGCTGTACCCAAACCTGAATAGGACGGCCTTGGATCAATTTGTTTGGGATGGTGGCATAAGTAGACACACTGATCCGCGTAATCGTCAGGTCGGACTGATTTGTGGGCACGTTGGCGCTTGTTCGGATGACATGGTCAAGAAGATCCACTGTATCGTCCGGTAGCGCATAAGTTGGCTGGCCAGCTACAAGCGTAATGGTGTTCTGCTCGAACGTCCACATGTTCACGCCACGGTTTGCCCAGTCAGCAAACAACAGATTCAATGAGCGACGAGCCGTGCGCAAGTCATAGCCCGTACGCATTTCAGAACCCGCCCGTTCAAAAGCCTCCTCGACCATGTCGTTGAGATCGAGGTTAAACGTGGTGAGTCCTGAAGTTGTCATCTAAATCCTGCCGTTTTCTTTGCAATCGTTTTGGGTTGCGCTACGAATTGTTTCCCGGCTTTTTTGCCTGCTCGTTTTGCTCTGGTAGTCGCAGCGTACTCCGCAGGGCTGAGAGCTTTAATCGCAGCGCTTGGAAGGTATCGCTCACCAGTTTTACTAGACGGTTTACCACTCTTGGTTCTCCATTTCTGGTCGCCCCAATCCTTTAAGGACTTCTGTGGCGCTTTCAATCTCGGTAACCCCCGCCAGCCGCCTTGTACTTCTTGGCAACAAGCTGAGCTTTACGTGCCGACCACTGACCTGCGCCAGTGCCGTGGGTTGCTGCGGCTTTTACTTGCGACACAATCTTCTTGCGAAGACCGGGCTTCGTGTAATTGCCAGCAGCATTCACCTTCCCACCCTCTTTGTATTGGGTGAAGTCGGTGTCATCCCGACGGGCTTTCTTGACACCCTTGGGCATTTTAGAGGGGGCAATATCCCCCATCCCACGGCTGGCCATCATATTACTTGCAGCTTCCGCCGTAAGCCATGGCTTTACCGCCTTTTTTCATGCCCAGAGGGGTGCTACCCTTCATGGACACCATAGTGCCTTTGGTCTTGCCTTTGGAAGCAATACCGTCTTTGCTAGGAGCAGCAGTACGAACTGAGCCCATTTTGGCAGTAGTGATGCCGTTGTTTTTACGTGTAGCCATGGTAGATCCACCTTCTTTAAAAAGAGCTGTTTTCCCGTGATCGGTTTTAGCTCGGTTAACTTTCTGAAGATCCGCACGACCCCCAGACCTAAACTTCTTACCCTTGTCCGCTTCTGTGAAGTCTTTACCAACACTCTGCGGCACCCCAACCTTCTTTGCAAAAGCAGGATTGTTTGCAATCGCTGCCATGAAATTGTGTTGCTTTTTGCTGGTGCTAGGCATATCAAACCTTAATGATCCAACCCTTGCCAAGCACAAAGCCGACAAACAACATGCCAATCCAAATAAGCGCTTTCTCTACAACGGTCTTACCAACCTTCTTGTAGAACTCGCCAGACATCTCTTCGATGGCCAGCTTTGCCGCTTTACGGGCAATGGCTTCTTCACGATCAGTTAATGTGATGTCGCTCATATCAGCAGTTCCAAGCCCGAAGGCTCTTGTTGATGCGAGAATTTGGGTCTTTGGCTGTCTTCGCGCTGGTCAGCTTTTTCTTCATGCCTTCCATACGGGCGCAGAAAGAGTCGCGGCGTTTGCCGCCCTCTGGTTGAGGACGCTTCAATCCGGGCTTCCCGGGATTGGCCTTGTTGTACGAGGCCCGTCCCTTGGCGTTCAAGCCGCCCTTCTCGGACTTCCCCTCTTTGCGTTGCCATGCTGGAGTCTTAGCCATAGAACACCGTCAAGCCGGTTTGGTTTGCTAATTGCGCGTAGATACCGGTGTTAGCCAAGATGCCTTCACCGGGGATCAGCAGTGTCGTTACATCGGACGCCGTGTTGGTATCAATCGACATCAACCAACGTCTGCCTTGCGTGCCTGCTGTACTAGCCGTAACCGTGCCAGAGTTGATGTCTGTAACAGTGTATGAGTTAGCGTTTACAACAGTAACTGCGTAGTTGCCGTTGGTAGCTGTGCGGCCAGAACCGTCTTCACCAAACGTCAAACCTACAACCTGACCTGTGGTCAATCCATGGGAAGACTGCGTAACAGTCACAGTCGTGCCTGAACGAGCGTAAGTCATGGATACTGGGGCAGTTGTAGTGTCCCAAAAGTTAACTGTGCCTGCTGTGGCAGTGCCCATGGTAATGATACCTTTAAGGCGGGTTCGCGCTACGACCATCTGGCCACTTACATTCAAGTGCGCCGATAGGACGTCTGTTTGCATTGTCATAATCAAGCTCCTTTAAAAAGGGGCCGAAGCCCCATGGGTTGATTAGGAATCAGCGAAAGGTGTAGCTACAGTGCTGGAGCCGACAACAACGCCAGTCACCATGTACTTGTTGGCTGCGATTGCAACGATCTGAATCCATGTGCCAGCAACACCGCCGGTAGTTGTACCGTTCAGGTTGATAAAGTCATTGGAAGAGCCGTTGGCAGTAAAGCCAACCATAGCGCCAGAAGAGTCAGAGTCAACAGACAACAAAGTACCGACATACAAGTTGCCAGAACCAGAAGTCGTACCGATCTTCAAAGAGCTTGTGGAGATGGTTGTGGGAACCCAGATTGTGTACACAACGCCTTCGTTGTTCAGTGTGCTGGGGTCTTGGCCGGGGCCAGAAGTTGTGGGGTTAGCCGAAGTGTTAATGGTGGGCAATGTCAATGTGACAGCCGCTGCCAAAGAACCACCAACGCTGATGATACGACCGCCATGATCGACGGGGTTAAGCGTGGTGCTAGATGTGATCTCAACAACAGTAGCGGGGCCTTGTTGGTAGAAACCGCCCAATGAACGTACTGGGCCTTGGAATGTAGTGCGTGCCATGTTTTTTCCTTACATGCAAGTTATGGTGCATCTGTCTGCATGTCGTCTAGCCGGAACTAGTCAGATACACCGGAAAGTCCGGATTGAGTGCAATATACACCAAATAAAAAACACATGCAACAAATAAAAAGGGCCCTTTTAGGGGCCCTTTGGCGGCATTGTCTGGGATTCGAACCCAGCATCCTAGTCTTGTCGATCTGTGTGTACCCACCACACCGACAATGCCTTGCTTATTAAGCGCCTGCAGAACCCCACATACCGAGAGGATCAGACCAGCCGAAGCTGTAACGCTCACGAGCCTTGTAGCGAACGTTACCTGTATCGAAGTCACCGTCCATGCTGTTTTGCAAGGCGATACGCTCGAAGTGCTTCATGCCGTTTGGCACGTCGGTAATCAAATACCAGCCGTTTGTGTCGGTCAAGAAGTGGTTAACAGTGTAACCTTCAGGGATTGCGCCCATCTGCTTCAACGCGTTGATGTCGTTGTCAGCAGTAGAAACACGCAGTTCAGTGTCAAGCAAACGCTTAGCAACGAACATCAGTGATGGGGGAACAATCATCTTACGGGGCTTGGCGGCGATCAACAGACCGCGTTCATCAGTCCACGCAGCGATTTGAATCACAGCGTTTTCCAAAGAAGTTTCGTTCAAGTCAACACCAGTTGTTGGGCTGTTGTAGTTCACGCCACCGTTAACGAGTGGGTGACCAACGCGAGCGCTGGAAGAGTTAACACCGAACAAAGAAACGCCGTCGCCACCCAAGTATGAACCGCTGAAGCCGTTGTTGATAACGGAAGCAGCTTTAACTTGCTTGGTGTAAGCCATAGCACGGGCCAAAGACTTCGTGTAACGAGCAGACAAGCTGTCGTACAAGTTATCTTCCACAGCTTCTTCAGTGATTGAGAAGCCGAGGGCGATAGTCTCGTGGTTGTAACGTGCTGTGAAGGCTTCCTGCGCATTGTCATAAGCAATGGCAGAACCTTCATTCTTGACAGGAGCAGAACCAAAGCCAGCCAGCTTTGTCTCTTCTTCGAAGCTACGCTCAGATTTCTCTGTTTCGTAGATTTCTTTGTGCTCTTCGCCGTAACGGGCGTATTCCATACCGAACAAAGCGTTCAGACCGGGGAGCAACTCTTTAAGTAGTTGTGCGCGTGAAATTGCCATGGTCTATGTCTCCTTAGATGCCGGTGGCGTTAGAGTATGAATGAGCACCGGGGTTGAACTTAACCAACACGTCGGTGAATTGGTCGCCAACTTGCGAGAAGCCGGGAACATTTGCAAAACCAACGATGCGGAAAGCGAAACCAGATGTGGTCGCGGCGGTAGAAGCATCCAAAGCAGTGTTTGAGTTACCTGTGGTTGTAGAACCAGTAGATGTGCTCTGAACAGCAGCCAAATAGATGTTTGCGCCCAAGGCAGCTTGGGTCAAAGAACCGTCAGCTTGTGCTTGGAAAACAGCGCGGTCGTCATCAATCACGTACGCTTCCACAACACCAGTGGTGTTAGCGGGGTAGTACTGTGAGTACATGGTTTGACCTTGTGCATTCACAAAGGAGCAGCCGACGAAAACGCCGATTGTGCCTGCTGGGAATGGTGTGCTGTTATCGCCATTTGTGGTGACGATGTTGAGGTAGCCGTTGGTGTTCAAAGCAACGATCGAACCATTGAAAATGTTCGTGTTGTAACCAGCGGGGTCGATCAAGAAGGTACGGGTGCTACCAGCGTATGGTAGGCCGCCCAACTCATTCACGGCACGAAGGCCGTAGGGAGAAGCGGTAGATGCCATTTAAGGACTCCTAAGTTTATTTAGAACCAGAACCAAATCCACCACGCGTTGTTGTCGACTTGCGTTCGGCAAACAGCGGCATACGTGGATCATTTTGTCGCATGAAGTTGTTGTCAACTGATTCCATCTGGTTTTGAGCTTGCTGGTTGTAGTACTCATCCCGGGCTCTGGCTTTCTCGGCTGCCATCTTGCAAAGCATGAGGCCACCAATTTCCACGTTCCCAGTCTTTTCGTTCCCCACCATCATCAATTCCGGATGGTCTTCTGCCTTCACCGGCTCCCAACCTTCACGCATTTTGCGCGATACGTTGGTCACTTCCGCTTGGCCCATAACGTGAGTCGCTACCCAGCGATACACATACCCGGGTTCAGGCGTTGGATCAGGCAAGTTTGTCGGCGGTACGTATACAGCACGGACAGATTTTTCGCGTGTCGTCAGATCACGATTTTTACGGTCAATAGTTTCAGCCATTTCAGTTCTCCAATTTCGCTACTTGTGCAGCGTATTGCTGCGGGGTTAAACCTAATTTCTTCGCCAACGCAACCTGCGTTGTCGTTAGCTTGATTTTTCCTGCGCTCGTAGAACGAGACACAGAGGCCACCACTGTTGTAGGTCGCTTTTGAACCTCACCAGACCTTGGCTTGTCTCCGCTTTGACCAAAAAGATCAGGGAACGTTGACTTCATGCGAGCGTCAATTTGCTCGAAGTATTCAGCAGAGCGGGGGTCCACTCCGTTTGTGACTAGCTTTTGGTGCAGCCCTAGTGCGTAGCTGGTGTATTCCTCAAACCCTTGTTGCCCGAACCACTGGTTTTTTGCCTGCCAGCGCAGAGTTTTTTCGTCGGGCTCAACCCTTGCAGGTTGGGCTTGTGGCGTTTGTACCGCAAAATTTTCTTCCTGTAAAGGGGTTGGTCGAAAATTCTTTGTTTGTTCAAACCTAATTTTAGCGTCCATCACAGCTTCTTGAGCTTCAATGATGGCGTCAGTATCAAAGGACTCTTGGGCTTCCTTGAGTTTGCGACGTGCCATAGCGAGTTCAGACTCGGCTTTAGACTTCGCACCTTCAATGATCGCTTCTTGTCCTGTGTAAACGTTTTGCTTGAGGCGTTTGTTCTCCTCAATCAACTGCTGTGCAAGACGCTCCAGCTCTTGTTTCTCACGCATCGTGGCTTCTTTGATACGGCGCTCGTCGTGACGGGCGTGTGTCAGCTCTTTAATGCGTCCTTTGACTTTGTCTGAATAAGACTCGATTTCTTCGTCAGTCGGGTCAGCAACTTCGCGCTCTAGGGGCTTGCGGCCTCTGTCACGCTCAGGTGTGTCGTCTTCGATTTCGATGTCTACTTCACCTTCGCCTTCGATTTCAAAATCGACATCGCCTGTCTTTTTATCTTCGATTTCGTCAGGGAACTTGTATTGATCGGGCATATTTTTCCTTTCAAGCGCGGGTCAGGCCGCGAGGGTCTTGCACAACAGCATCAACTTGGTCATCGTTGATGAGACGGAACTCTTTGCCAAAGATTTTGAATCTTGTGCCAGAGTAAGTACGAACGAGTACGAAATCGCCCTGTTTGCACCACGCTCCGTTGGGGAACTTGGCAGGGTCTTTGTACGCGTCGGGGCCCACGCGCAATACAAACAACACCGTGGTGGCGTGCTCTTCTTGGCGCAGTGTGGCGGTATCTCTCACGAGATCCAGTGATGTGCCAGCGATCTTTGA